ACTGACATTTCATATTGCTCAGAAAGATATCCCTTGGGGCGATTGATACACATGACATGATCATTCCTCAATAAGATGTAATCATGTTCATCCTCAAGAAAATGAACAAAGGGACGAAAGACGTAAGCCACTTCCCCATCATGTGATTCCATCGTTACGATAGACATAGCATTACGAACGATGATTTGGTTCTCACCTTTGTCAGGCCATTCAATCACCTCACATACCACCTCATGTCCATCAATCAATTTTAATTGGGCTAACTCTTTGTTCATAAGACTACCGTTGACACCTTAAATTTGAACGATTCGTTTTTATATATGCGAATCCGTTCACCGCAGTGTGTCAACGTGTAGTTAGGCTTACTGGACTTACGAAGACGAAGGTCATCCGCAATGTCGTACAAATGAGTTGTTCTCCCATCATCACTGACACGTAACCCTCGACCAATAGACTGAAGGATACGGATCTGTGCCTTAGACGGAGAAGCAAAGATGATGTTGTGGATGTTCTTAATGTTGATACCCGTGGAGAAAGTGCCCAAGGATGCCAACACAATAGAGCTAGTTTGCTTCTCCACAATATTACGAATCTGTTCCCTATCCTTAGTCTTGATCTCACCACTGACATAGAAAAGAGAACGATTAGGATCAATCTTATTCTCAATCAATTCACGGAGCACCTTCCCGTGCTTCTCAACTAGGTTGAAGAGGACAAGAGTATTGCCGTCAAGAGACAGAGCGAGATTACGTATAAAGTTATTGCGTCGGTCGTGTGATACCAAGAAATCAATTTCTTCTTGATAGGTCGCATGGGCGATAGGCTCCTTGTCCTTGGTAGAGTAGCCCAGTTGTATGACATCGATCTCTAAGTCAGCCAACTCCTTCTTAGCTTGCAGAGCCGCTGTTGTGGTCACTCGATTGACTGGACCAAACAGACCCTCCAGAACTAGCTGGTGGACCGTAGTGCCGTCCAAGGTGCCTGTGGTGCCAATACGATACTCAGCGTTGTAGGACTTGTTCATGATTGAAGAGAGAGACTTAGACTTAAAGCCGTGTACCTCATCCCCAAAGATACAACCAAAGTTCTCAAACCACGCTGGTCCCAACTTGTAGACAGACTGCCACGTAGTCACCACCACACGCTTCTTGGTCACCTTGTCCTTACCACTGTAAATGCGGTGGACCTCATTCTCTACGTCATAGCCATAGTCTTCAAAGTCAGCATACATCTGCTCAACCAAAGAGGTCGTGGGTACGATAAGAAGAATGGATCGATCGTGGTTGTCCAGATACCACCGCATGAGCATATAGATCATGAGGGACTTACCACTACCTGTAGGTGAGAGTAGGACACAGCGTTTGTTTTGGGTAGCGTGTAGGAAGGCTTCCATCTGATAGTCACGAGGTTTAAAGGGTAGATTCAGCGAGTCTATCCATTCGCTCATATCACCAATCGTATTGGTGGCTGACGGTAAACCAAAGGGTCCGTCACGCTCTACAAGTTCAACACCTCGTGTCTTACAGAAGGTAGCAATCGCTTGGTAAAGACCCGCGTTGATCTCGCCTGTCTGACGGTTAAGCATCCGTATCTTGCCGTCCCACATTCCTCGCTTATAGGCGGGAGTGAACTTGGCATTCGGGACGTCGAAGGTGAACAGGTCAGAGATCTCCTGAACAATGCTATCTTCGGCTTCCAGTATACGGAGCATCGAGTAATCTTTGAGGGTGACAACAACCTGCATTAGAAACCTGCCTCGAACTTCTTAGCTTCAATGATGTTCTTGATAATCGTATGCCGCCACTTGATGTGATCAAGGATGTCTTTGATCGTGTCGATTACAGTCTTATACAGATGGATTCTGGCTTCACTCTCTACCAGTTCCTTGTCTGTCTCGACCCAGTGCTCCATGTCGCCCTTGAGTACCTTGAGACCATCATACGGATCAGGTGCCCAACCCAGACGTTGGATCTCACCTTGATCCATCTTGCCTGTGTAGTAGAGCCACTTCTTCTTCATCAACTCTTTCTGTTTGAATTCGAGGTGGCGTACCTTGAGCTTAGTGGTGGACAGTAGGTTCAGATATTTGTAGTGTAGCTCTGGAATTAAGCGTGACGCTTCATCGATTCGTAGCTTGTCAATGACCGCATCTTGCTTCCATTCCGCGAGTACTTGTTCGAGGGGATTCGCCATCAAATTGTACCTTCACGTATTTCATTATTAAAACATGATGGTATCAGATGAAGTCGAAGTAGTCAAAGCGGAAGCCGATTGTGCAGGTAATAAACGACTGTTCTTCGCTGGCGTTGAAGGCAATATCACCCAAAGAAACGGGGAATGCGTTTCGGTAAACGAACTCCCGATTTGCATTGTTTGCGTTAGTTAAAACGGAGATGCGGATGTCGCTGTAGTCGGCCAATTCTGTACTGCCGTTGTTATATGCCACGCCGCTGTTTAGCTTATGGGGCACTTCAAGATTGCGCTTCATCCAGTTAAAGACTTCGCCATAGACCTTGAGATCTTCGTCTAGCAATGCCTCAATCGCCACTGTGCCAAACTCAATCCTATCTCCTGTGAAAGGGATAGTGGCGAGCTTGAACCCCGTGTCAACCGCATTGATATCCATAGATGGGTGCTGGATCTGCTGTGCGTTGAATGACAGGTAAGGGTAGTTTTCTTTTGAAATCGTTACCTTGAAACCTGTGGGGTTAAAGTAGTTGGTTGAACATACGTCTAATGACATGGGTCTTCTCGTAAATAAAAGTATTTATAACGGGAGCCGAAGCCCCCATTAACTTACCCTCCGAAGGTGAAATCGCCACCCCCACTGTCAGAGTCTTCGTCCTCTTCAGGACAAGCCACGTGACCGAAGGTTAACCCGCCATCACACTGGTCAGGTTGAGGGGTGTAGACGTAATCCCTCTCTGTCCAAGGCTCCATGCGGATAATGCGTAGCCAAGTCTTTAGGCCACCCCTTGCGCTATACACACCCTTATCTGAGACATAAACATGCTCATCTTCAGCGAGGGTATAGGTCGAACCATCATCGTATAGGATTGTCGTTTCAGCCACGGCACTCATTGATATAACCATCATTAAGGAAACAAGGTACTTCATAGTGTGTTCCTCTTGGTTAATGTCTCATCCCTTGAGGTTTACGTCATTCCTTCGACCCTTGTATTTATATGAATTTATTTTCAAAATAGTGTTGACAACGTTTTCAGAACAAACTAAAGTTACTGCGTTGTTCATTGATAGAGAGAGCGTTTAGTTATGAACTGTAAGCAACTTCCTGCCCATCCCATCAACTACATTGAGCTTGATGAGATCCCTAATCTCAATTACGCGATTGATAGCATGACAGCGCGTCGTATTGACGGTGATCTGCTCGAAGCCTTGAAAGATCTTGAAGCCAAACACGACGCTATGGCCAAAGCGACTTGGAATCCCGAAGACGACGATCATGATGCCGCTGAAGAAGCCTATGAGTTGTGGTTGTGGGATCACTGTTACGAGATTGCCTACTTCAACATGATTTGTCGTGAGTTCACTCCCCTGTTTGCCCCAGCTAAGGAAGCCGCATAATGAATATTGCAGAAATTGTTAGACAAGCGTTTGCCCAAGGTAACGTCGCCGCCCAAGTTGAAGAAGCTAAGTGGGGCGACAGATTCGGAATGTGTGGTTTTGCTAGTGTCCGAATCGACGGTTTTGAAGGTAAGAAGATCCGCGCCAATTCTAAACTCGGTAAGGCATTAGAAGCTGTTATTGGTGGCAAGGGTTACGATGGTCGGTTCTACGTTCACCAGTGCTGTGATTACAACGGTCAGAACGTTGACGTCAAAGAAGCGGCGGCTTGGGCTTTCATGGACGTGCTCAAAGACAATGGCTTTAACTGTTTTATCGATAGCCGTCTCGACTAAAAATAAATGCCCTTCGGGGCATTCTTTTGTTGACAATGTTTTCAAAACATTCTATTCTAAACACTGATTGTTATGAGAGAGAATTTTGTTATGGAAGATATGATAGGTAAGACTGTTATGACCGAAGAGGGCTTGATGAAAATCATCAACGTCTTCTTCAACGAAGAATGGCACGAGTGGACCATTCAGGCTCGCCCCCCTCGTATGAACCAGATTGGTGATCCCATCCACACTTTCATTCCCGACGACATCATAGCGTGTCCGATTGTTGAGGCGATCTACGAGAAGATTGATTGGTGTGATGCTAAGAAGGCACATCGTATCTTCGAGATCGATATTGCGTGTGGTGAGTCTCTGGAGATTGCTCGACGACGTGTCCAACACTTAGTCCCCCAGAGAATGTAATCTTTCAAAGGGTGATGCGTTTGCATTGCCCTTCAATTTTTTCCAGCGTTTCTTCCTTTAGTTCTTCCTTCGCACTACCAACCTTCCCCTTACGGGTTTTGTAGAATCCGTCAATCTTGCGCCTCATATCAATCGTGCCTTCGCGTTCGAGCGTGTACAGGTTTTGGAAACTACAGAAATCCACTGCGTCCTGTAACGCATCCATATCCACTTCATCAAACAAGAGATCGAACGTAGGGAGAATCGCTCCTATCGTATCGTCCATCATCGACTCATATTCCATCGTGACGTCAAATTCGTGCTCTTGTATCTCAGACACGTACTGGTTGTAGTCTGCTATTTTGCTGACACAGTATTCGTCAATGGTGCCGTCCAACGTATTCGGTCCACGCTTCACATAATCGTGATAATAGGAAACAAACGTGTCACTGGGATCACGCGCCAGTAGGATTATTGCCTCGTATGCTTTGTTCTTGATGCTGTTCCTCGCATTAGCATCTTTGCCATACCCATATCCGATATGAGTAAACAAATGCTTCTTTGACACTGAAGAGCTACGAGTCTCATATTCCTGAAGTATGGTACGAAACCAAGTTCTCCCTGATTTGGGAAAGGACACAATGTATATCAACTTAAACTCCAAGCTATAAAAAAAGGGAGCCGAAAGGCTCCCTCAAAATGTCCCTTTAGAAGGGATCTTTTTATTTTACCGATTTACGCGAGGATGTTGTCAACGCGGAAGATGCGGTAGTACTGGTTGGTACGAGCAGTAGCCAGACCATCACGAGCAGACATGTTGTCTACGTCAACGAATGGGTTTGAAACCATACCGTAACGAGTCTTGAAGCCGATTCGTGGCTGGAAGTCATCTTCGCCAACCGCACGTACCATCTGGAGAGGTACGTATGGGCAGTAGAAAACACCTGCGTCGTAAGGGTTAGTACCCTTGTAGCCAACAGTTACGTAATCAGCGTCTGCGTATGGATCGATGTAGACGCGCTCTC